CTGTGCCACATAACCAAACGGGTCTTCCTTAAATATTTTTCCTTCAGTAAACTTCTTGAAGGAGAAGGAAGACGCACTCTTAAAGTCAACAAGCACACCATCAACTACTGCATCCTGATGACCAACAACGTCATTCAATACTACCTGCTTCTGTTGGTCAGTAACTTTATGTCCGGATACTTTAGAAAGAAAGACAAGAAGTGCTTCAAGGATATCTCCATAAAGAAACTTGATGTAGTCAGAACCAGCCAGTTCTTCCTGTTCAGTTGATCTGACAGAGTACCATGTCTTACGTGCTGGTTGACCAATCATTGACAGCCTTAAATTATTTCTTGGCTTTCTTTCCTCAGTAAGAGCATCGACAACAGCATCAGTAACATCCTTCGCTAGTTCCTGCAGAGCAGTAGCAGGAATCTTTGTAGGTTCATCACTGGTGAATAGACTGTAAATGTCCTCTACCAAAGTATCAATTGTTTTCTGTGCTGTTGTCATTTTAATTACGCTGCTGCTTGTGGTTCACCCACCAAACGATAGCGAGTATACGGTTCACCTGATGGTGTTTTAGCAGTGACAGTAGCAATGTCATACCCACGGTTACGAAGACGTGAGATATCTGCAGTTAAGTTCTCTGACCATCCATGTTGGATAGCAGTCTTACGTGTAACACGCATACGCTTACGTAGTGCACCAAGTAGTTTACCTTCATTAGTCATAGTCTAGTTCCTTTGTTGAGTTAGTTATATAATCTGACAGTCCCTCTCCACACCTGTCAGCAATCGTTGTCCTAAGTAAGTGACAACCCCGTGTGTAGGGACGGTTAGAACGGAATTTCTTCACCCGTATCTAAGTTATTTCCTACAGTATAACCACCCTCTACTGCAGAGAAATCCTTATTGCCACCGTACTCTACAAGGTCTACGACTTGTAAAGCCATCAGGTCAGAAGCTACGCCCTTCTTCTTGTTGTACTCCCACTCATACGTAGCAAACTTAACATTGACCATGCTTCCGTTGCCAATAAGACTACCGTCCCAATTATTATTCTGTGAGTCTTTAACGATTGGAGAAGGACGTTCTGAACCATCACGCTTGTAAACCTTGCGCTTGATCTTTACAAAGTCTCCACGATCATCGCCCTTATTCTGTACGGTAAGACCAAGGCTTTCAATCAAACTTTTAGTATCCTCATCTAAACAAACATCGACAGAGTATACTGGTTCGTAAGTTGTATTGGGAGAAATTACACTTGCCCAATAAGCCTTGCCAGAAATAATATGTACATCACTCATGTTAGTTTTCCTTTCTAGGTTTAATCGCCACACCATGTGGCTTTTCATTCAACGATTTGCGAAGTATGCCTGATCACATTCACAGAGTCAAGCACTTTTTTTCAGTGGTTGTAACTTTTTTACTGCTTCGTCATAGTCCATCAACTCCTCTTGTCCTACATTGTAACAGGGTCTAACAAGCTTACCGTCTGCTCTATTGAAGTTCTCTTCCTTGATGAGCAGATGGCATGGGTAAAATCCTCTTAGAATAAAGTAATCATCAGATATCTTTATGACCAAGGCAAATAGATCAATAACTCCAAGACACTTATTACTTACAGCAAGTAGTCTACCGTTCACATGATCTGTTGTCTTAACGTCAACAGTAAGACCATCAATAAGTAAATCTCCTTTATCAGTTCCTCTCTCCATTGAACGTATACCAATATCCATAACACCATTCGGATACTCACCAATAATTTTGTACAGTGCTAACTCTCCAGCAACACCAAGGATATCAAACTTATAAGGATCACTTTTGTCTCGTTTAGCAGCAGTGTCCTTTACACTTTTCTTTCTATTATTATTGTAACGTGCCTGACCTATATCAGTGTACAATTTAATTTCAGTATCTTCAAGATATATCAGTGTGTTTCTGACCAGTTCTGGCCTATCTTGTATTCGCTGTCTAGTGGACATTTTATTTTCAAAACCTTTTCTGTTTGTTTCATTGCTAGTTTAGTTAGCTCTCCAAATCTATCAGCCTGTGGTCTGTATACCTCATGCTGATACTCATCGTGAATAGACGCAACTAACTTGGCATTGACATTATGCTTACGCACCAGAGTATTTATCTCCACTAGCCACTGCTTACAGATAACTGCACCTGCACCTTGAATGAGAAGATTGACTGCTGCATGTTGGTTACGAACCTTCAACCATCTACCATCAAGACCTTTAAGATAACCTCTTTGACTTGCCCTGTCAACCCTTTCTCTTAGCAAAGCTAGAGCAGGGACGTTACCAAGGAACGTATCTATTAGACGCTGACCATCCTGTGATGTACCACCAACGATCTGTCCTATCTTTGCTGCGCCTGCACCATAGATAAAGGCATAGATAAATGTCTTAGCTTGATCACGTGTATCAAGTCCTGCTGCCTTTTGATTTGATGTATGAATGTCACCTTCCACAACTTCTTTTGTAAAGGAAGGATCGTTAAGGTAATGAGCTAATGCTCGTAGCTCAAGCGAAGAAGCGTCGCAACCAACAAGAACATTAGCTGCATCTCCAACAGTCCAGCATTCCCTACACTCCTTACCATACGGTGAGTAAGACGCAGGAACTTGTGCCATGTTAGGAGAATGATGTGCCATCCTACCAGAGATAGCACGTAGTGTAAGAACTTGTCCATGTACTTTACCGTCCTCATGTACTGCATCAACCCATGACTGAACCTGAGCAATACGTTTCTTTAATGTAAGATATTCTGCAATCATCTGTGCTTCAGGGATATCAACTCCGCGAAGCACAGATTCATCTACGATTGCATGTCCTTTTTCAGTGAACTTATCTGGTTGCCAACCACACTTGACTAATCGACTAACGATCTGCTGACGGGAGGCAAGGTTAAATGTCTGGTAGTCAATCGAAGTGTGTGGTCCTGCAACTGTTGTTGGGTCTTGTATATGCCGCAGACCCACAGAAGAAAGACTGCCGTCTTTTTTGTAACGAGGTGTGATTTCTTTAATCGCCACAGGAATAGGAATAAATCTTGTTTGAACTTCTCGTTCCAACTCAAATGACTTGTCCTGTAGTTGTGCGATAAGGCTAGTTGCTTTCTGTAAATCAAGAGTAAACCCATTCCTTTCTTGCTGACTAACCAACGCCCGTATCTTGTATTCAAGATCAATAGCACGTCGATCAATCTTTTGTATGTCTGGTTGAAGGTTAATCCAAACCCGTTCAGTTATGTCCACATCTCTTTTACAATACGTGACCATCTCTTCAGACAGGTGGCTAAAGTCTTTAAAGTCAATCTTATTGAACTGAAGTTTCTCACCCCATGCCTCAAGAGAATGACCGTTATCTCTTACAGGATCGGTTAGTTGAGACAGTATCAATGTGTCCTCTACCTGTGACAGTTTGATCTGTGTACCTAACAGTCTGTTAAGAGTGGGTGCATCAAACGATATCCCATTGTGCATTATAAACTTGTTCACTCGTTTAGCAAAGAGGGGAAATGTATCAATGCACTGATCACCCTTCCACACATGATGCTTACCTGTTTCTCTGTCCTTTGCTACGATACAGTGCACCAGTGTAGCGTCAAGAGAATCAGTTTCAATGTCCAGTACTACATCCATTACAGTGCCTCTTCTAAGTTATCTTCCTCCCCATTATCTCCTAGATTGTCTACCTCTGTCAAGCGTCCTGTGTCCTTGTTAAAGAACAGATGACATGCAACACCAGTATCTCCTGCGTACCTGTTCTTCAGCACGCGAATGGTAGTAGTGTTAGCAATGTTAGGATCATCTGATTGCTGATCACGTTCCATAGCTACCACTGCATCAGACAACTGTGCAATAGATTGTGATCCACGTAGATGAGCAAGGCTAACTTCCTTGCCGTCTTCATGTCCCTTGTCACCACTGCCTCTGCGTAGGTGAGAGACAAGCAGCAGTGCTACGTTAGTCTCTTCCACGATAGATCGTAGCTTGGTCATCAGGTTGTCAATGTTTCTACGCTCATCGTCACCCTCCAGACCTGACACAAGAATGGACAGGTGATCAAGGAATATCCACTTGCAGTCCAAGGCTTTGATCATGTAGCGAATACGTCCAAGTATCTCGTCAGTCTTCATGCTACCAAAGTGATCGAAGGCAAAGAATCTACGTGTACCTACTGTTGCTTGCTGCCATGTAATCAGGTCTTCACGGCTGAACTGTTCTCGTATCTCCCTGATGTACAGTCGAGCGTTAGCTTCCACCGACATGAGATGAAAGATAGTTGAACGTACATTCTCTTCCAAAGAGATAACACCAATGTTTTCTTCTGTGTTGTTCAGAACATGGTGCATCAGTTCTCTGATCACACTTGACTTACCAGTGCCTGTACCTGCAGTGAACGTAACCAGTTCACCAGTACGAATACCATATAGCTTGTCGTTGATACCGTGCCAAGGATAGAGACAGGTCTTGTAGTTACCTTCCTCATACAGTGCGTCACCCATGTCAGCAAGATTGAGAATACCTGCAGGTGTATATATCTTAGCGTTCCACCATGCACGAGTAAACTCTTCACGCTTACCGTTCTGAATGTACTCACATGCATCCTTGTACTCAAGGTGCACGATCTTGCATTGGTTAGGTTCAAAGAGAGAAGCAACCTGCTTTGCTGCCTTACGCCCTGCATCGTCGTTGTCAAAGCAAAGTACAATGTTCTCGTACTGAGACAGGTATTCTAGGTTTGCTTTACAGTTGCGTAGTGCTGATGCAGCACCGTCCTTGATGGAAAGGACAGGCCATTTACTGCCAAGCATTTCATATGCAGCAAGTGCATCAAGTTCACCTTCACAGATGGTAACGTACTTGCCACCCTGATTGAATAGGTTTTGTCCAAAGAGTATACCTTGTCCTACATTACCAGTGGTTCGAATTTCCTTGGGCAGATTACGAACCTTGTCACCTACATGATTGTTGTCCTTATCATAGTAGGGATACCAGTGCTGAATGATCTTGTTTGAATTGTCTCTTACTGTTCTTACGTTGTACTTCTTACAGGTAGCTTCTGAAATCTTACGGTCTGGAATGCTAGTGATCTGGCCATTGATGGTCATAGGTCGTACCGTGTTGTGTTGCTGTTGAAGTTCTGACATGCTGTCATCCTTTGATTTAAAGTAAGTTGAACAACTGTAACACCAAGAATGACCATCACTGTATGTCATACATGCATCACTGGATGTACACTCAGGGCAAGGACCGCGCTTTACTACGTGACTCTCTGTTTTTATCATAGCTTTACAATCCTGTAAACAGTTTCGTTTCTTTCGCCATACACAGTGAGCTTACGCTGACTGCGGCTTAACTTGTTAGCGTACTTGAGATGGGTAGTCAAGGACTTTATTGACTCAAGAACATCCTGCATCTCGTCTAGTGTGCCTGTATCAACAGACTTGTTGTTGGTCTTGTTCACCAGACGGTACATATTTTTTATCCTTGTGTTTAAGTTTACGTGAGTAAAGTGTCTTGTCCTTGACAACCTTATGTCCCAGTGCACGCATCCATCGCCAGTTAGGATCACGATGTTTGGCTATCTTTTTCATAGTGGTTACTCCTCTTGGTTGTTTAGTAAGTCATCGACAAAAGCCATGTCACCTGCCATAATCTCCTCTGTTTCCATTGATGCTAGTTTCTTTGCTTCTTTTCTGTTGTACCCTTCTTGCATATACATTGTCAACAGTTCTCGAAAGATAATCTTTCTGTCCTTTTCCCAGAGGTTCTTCATTTACCCTGCCCTCTGTATCTCTTCCAGTTCTTACGCTTGTGTTTATTCTTGGGGTTAGTGTTAGCTGAATGACCAATGCTTGTCTGTTGGTGCTTGTTCAGTTCTAACTTCAACTTAGTTCCTATGTCTTTCTTACTTGCCATCTGTTAGTGCCTTCCATGATACAGGAAATAAATCCTTGATGATGTTATTCCAACTCTCTGCCAGTTCTTGTATCTCTTTTTGTGCGTGCTTGTCAATACGTAACTTGTATGCACGGGCAAAGGCAGAGAGAGAACCAGTAACATAATAACTTGTGTACATAGACTGAGGTAAGACCATCCTTGCTTGTTCAGCACACACTCCAATACTGAGCAGTTGCTTATATGTTTTCAGACAGTCATCATAAATTTCTTCTGGATACATGATAAGACCATTAGCTTCTTCCTTGTCTCTTAGTTTATCGTTAACTTCCCGTGACGTTAACCCGGTATAATGTGATCCTTGTTTTACATTATCAGCTTTGAATCTCCAAAGATCAGGAAGGTAAAACTCTGGTGTGTCATCAACGTACCGTCTACTTACTTCGTTATAACTAAATCCTATTGTATGTTTGAACCTTTGCCTTGCAACAAAGATAGGAACAGTTTCACGTAGAGTTATCATG